TGTTTCTACTGATGAGCCACGTCCGTCTTGTCCCTGGGGAAAGAAGTAGTCTTCGTTGATTGAAAGTGGATTGTAACTGGAATCCATCATGTTTTGTCCGCCACCTGTTATGGTAGGGATTCTGCGCTGATGCATTTCATTCTTCACACGCTCAACAAACTGCATGGCCAAGTGGCTTGGCATGTTGCCCACGTCAATTTTGAAGATTCTACGCTCTGGAGCACGGCTCACACGATAGATAAGAATAGCATCTTCCAGCAGTTCTTTTTGTTTGTAAACTTTGTAAATCTGTTCTAGTATACTGCGTCCAAACGGCCAGAACACATCCAAGCCTTCGTTCAAACTGCAATGTACCACGTGCTTGGCATCAATTGTGGCTTCATTCATGGCCTGCATAAATCTGCTGTTGCCCACGCCGCCACCTGCACCGCCGTTGGGCATGGTGTAGTTGCTACTGCCTGAAATAGTACCTGTAACAGGATTTGTCATGTAGTCTGTGGTAGTTTTAGCTGCCACAGTCATGTTTTGGAAATTGGGGTTGATGTCACGAATCACATACTGCTCAGGACGCTTGCCTTCTGATTCGTTCACAATAATACGCATGATTTTGCTCATGTCAACCCAGTACATTTCAAATGTTTCTGGATCACGCACAAATACTTGATCACCATACTTGATGGTGTTGCGGAACAGTTTGAAAATGCGCTGGTCTAGTTTGTTGAGTTTGACCCATTGTTGCATCTGCTTCTTGATAATCTCAATTTCATGATCAGTGGGCTTGTCATTGTACTTGACATCAAACGGTGTGCCGTTTGTTTCACTTAGTTGTGTAGAAAACTCAGCAATGATGTCCAAACAGGCATTGACTTCAGAGTCCATGTCCATGTTTTCGTACTGGTTATAACGTTCCACACGGTTGGGGTGACCTGAGTAAACTTCGGGCAATCGGCTGGCATAGTTGCGGAATACAAAGTCTGCTTGAGTCGAACTACCACTGCCGTCGTTCCGGGGATAGTTAGGTAAACCAAATTGGTTTGATCCTGATATAGGACTTTGTACTCCAGAGTTGTCTGCTACCTTGAAGTATTTGCGCCAGCCTTGTTGTTTATCTGCCATAGTAGTTTATTTACCGTGATTACTGTTGCACACGCAGGATCTTAGTTTGTATGTCATTACCATTCTTGGCAATTCTAACCAATTCGTCAATTGCTCCTGCTTGTTTACCCATCATCATGGCCATGTTGTTGAACGCACCCATTATGTCATTGTTGGATGATATGGTTGCAGGACCTGTAATCAATTCCGGTCCTGCTTCACCTGCTATGCCTATGTTTCCAGCGCCTAGTGTTCCGCCGTCTTCAAACTTGGGAATCTCCACATGGAAATGCCCTGCTGTGGCTTTTGAACTAGGATTGTTGTATTCATCAATAGCCAAACTAGCACCATTGCTTTTTAACCAACTCACAATGCCTGCGCCTTGTTCTTTGTCTGGTTTTTCTGCTACTGTAAAGTCTGCGGCAATTCCTTGTGTGTGTTTGCTTGCTGGTGAATTTTCTTGATGATATCTATCGTTAAATGCTGAGAAATAACTGAATCCAGGGACTGTCTCTTGAATACGTTTGGCTAAATCAATCAAGTTAGGACTAACATCAGCGCCTTGCGCTTGTACGTCACCTTCTTTAATTTTGAGTCCTTGTGATTTCAAATCAGTAGAAGCAGACGTTTTAAGGTCAGATTGTAATTGCCCAACTTCGGCTCTACGACCTTCGATGCCTTTTTTACGTTCTGCGATCTTTGTGTCAACTGCCGATGTAGATTTACCTTGCTTAACAAGGTCAGCCCTTTGTTCATTAAGTTTAGCAATTTCTTCAGCATCATCAAGATTTGCTTTTTCTAATCTAGACAAAGTCTTACGATCCTGCATTTGCTTGAGACGTATTTTGCTTTCTTCTTGTGCGGCTTTTTTTACTTTTTCTTCGGCTGCTAATAAATCTTTAGTGGCTTTTTCGTATTCTTCTTTGTTCTTGAGAATTTTGTCTTCCAGAGGTTTGAGTTCAGCACCAGACTTGCCTGATCTTTTAGCGTCCTTGAGTGCTTTTTCATCTTCGCTTAATTGTTTGGCCAACAAATCAACACGTTCTTGTTCTTGTTTAAGTACAGTTCGTTCGCCAGCGGTGGCTCTGGCAGCAGTTTTTTCTGCTGAAGTCATTTGTTTAGCTGCCGGTGCTTCTTTCTCTCCTAATCCCACTAACTTGAGTAGTCGATTGATACCGTTGGTGAGTGTAGTAAATGCATTAGCTAGTGTGTCTGTAACATTGGCTAATCTACCCATGTTAGCTTGAGCGGCAGGTATTCCTTTAAACACAGCCTCTTCTAATTTTTTATTGATATCTTGCTGTGTCTTGACCATATTACCTTGGTTATTGGTAATTGCGTCGGCACCTTTTTTCTGCTTTTCAATTTCGGCGTTGACTTTTTTCTCTAACTCTTCTCGCTTTTCACCTTGTGCGGCAATAGCAAAGTTAACTTGCTCTGTGTATTTGAGGTTGCTATCTGCTGTGGTTCCAAATGCGGCCTGTGTACGACCAATTGTTTTTTCTGTTTCTGCTACTCTACCTGCTACACTATCAAATGCTTGAGCAGCCGATTTGTTATTTTCTAATACATCTTGTGTGCTACGCAACACTTCACCTTGCGATGCAAAGTTGAGTTTTTGTGCGGCCTTGTTTCGTAAGTTACCATTGACTGTGGCCTGGAAACCTTCAGCGGCTTCATCGCCCATTTGTGCGTAATAAGCATTTAATTTTTTAAGTTCATCGGCTTTCTTATAATCACCATTGGCTTCTAGTTGTCGAATCTTGCTCAAGAACTGTTCGTTTTGCAAGGCCTTTTCCAGTGCGGCCTGTTGCTGTTTAACACTCATACCGGTAATCTTGGCTAGTGCATCTTGTTCGTAAATGTATCCTCTAGCACTGGCTGCTAACTGATCTGTGGTCATTGTTTGAGCACGACCAGTGCGTGTTACTGTTTTTAAGTAACCAGCCATGCCTTCGTTAACTTCAGTTTGTGTAAGACCTAGTTTAAAAAATTCTGCTCTTGACACTTCAAGAGTCTTACCCATATCAGCAAACTTTTTACGACCATCGTATACTGTACCTGAGAACAAGGCCAAGTCTTGACTGTTCTCTGCAATCAATCCTACAAAACTATCCAGTTCGTTCATGCTGAGACCCAGTTTCTTAGCGTCTCGGAACACTCCTGTCATGCCGTCGGCAGCGGCTCCACCAGATTTTTGTAACCCCGTGTAACTCTTGTACAACTTGTCAGCCATGTCATTGGCTGCTTTAGTATAGGCAATGGCCGCTGTAGCCGCCATGGTCAATCCGGCTACAACACCTTTGATAATAATGCCACCGGGAATCAATAGAGTAAGTGCCGTGCCTGCTAATGCGGCTGCTTTGGATAATTCATCTAGGCTGGAATTGAAGGCACCCATGCCCTTTTTGCCTTCGTACATGGCTTTGGTACTTTCGATACCTGCACCTGCCAGGGCACCCAATGCCGCTCCTGCTGTGTTGGCAGCCTTGCTAAAGTTTTCAACACCGTACTTGGCCTTCATTTGGGCGTCAGTGATGGCATCTTGTGTTTCTTTGGTTACTTTTCCATAGTCGCGTATCTGCTCGTTGGCTTGTCGTAGCAATCGAGATAATTCGTCTAATTCAGTATTTGCGTCAGCCATGTTTATTACCCATAAGTAGAACTATATTTATAGGTGATTTATGGCCCAAAATGCGAACCCGCTAAAACAATATTTTAGACAACCTTCAGTTTACCTGCGACTGCCTTCTGAAGGTAACTTCTGGCCTGCTGGCTCGATCACGATGCCCCCAAACAAGGAATTGCCAGTGTTGCCCATGACTGCAATTGATGAAATCACGTATCGCACTCCCGATGCGCTATTCAACGGTTCAGCAGTGGTCAATGTGATTCAAAGTTGTATTCCTAATATCAAGGATGCATGGTCTGCACCCGGAACCGATATCAACTCTATACTGGTAGCCATTAGAATTGCCAGTTACGGACATGATATGGAAATCAACAGCACCTGTCCCGAATGCAGTAACACAGATGAGTACACAATCGATCTGCGTGTGGTATTAGAGGGATTGCAAATGCCCGACTATGTGACTCCGCTCCAAGAAGGCGACTTAGAAATTGCTTTCCAACCCATGACCTATCGTGATCAAAATGATGTAAACTTAAAACAGTTTGAAGAACAACGTGTGTTGCAAGCAGTGCCCGGTAGTGATTTACCTGATGATCAAAAATTAGAAATGCTTAATCAAGCCCTGCAAAACATTACCAAATTGACTGTGAGTGCATTGAAGTGGAACATTGCCAGCATCAGAACACCACAGGTGCTGGTAACAGATCCTGAACACATTGAAGAATTTTTGCGTAACAGTGATAGAAATTTGTTTGTCAAAATTCGCGATCTAATTATTGAAAAACGCAACACCAGCGAGTTCAAACCTGCACAAATCAAATGTGCCGCTTGCGCACACGAATACAAACAAACGGTGACCTTGGACCAAACAAGTTTTTTCGATCAAGCCTCCTGACCCAGGCAGCTGAAGAAATTTCCGCTACTGTTGATCGCATGGAAAAGGAGGCGAACGAATTGAAGGCCCAGTGCTTAAAAATGAGTTGGCACATGCGTGGCGGTGGCACATACGAAGATGTACTTAACATGAGTTTCAATGAACGCAACATGGTTGCAGAACTAATCAAAGCCAATCTTGAAACCACACAAAAATCTAAACTACCTTTCTTCTAATGAACATAGAACAAGTTAAATCAGACATAGAATCCTGGATTGAAAACTTTGTAGAAGTTGCCCATCCCAGTCTAGGAGGCTTTCCGCCTTGTCCTTTTGCACGAAGTGCAAGACTCAAACGAACATATGGTGTGTTCTTGGGAACAGATCCATTGTACGATTTAAAGAATCGAGCCAGGTACGGCATGGGCAACTTTGAAGTTGTTATCTATGCTTACGATCCTGCAGAGTGGTCACGTGAACTGTTTGCCAACAGCATTGAACTGGCCAACAAGGAAACACTCATACCTAGAGACTTGATTGCTATGGAGGATCATCCTGCTGATCCAGAAATTGTAAACGGTGTTTGCATGAATCAAGGTACCTATGCACTTGCACTGATACAAGGGTTAAGTGATCTTAATACCAAAGCAAAACAAATGGCCTCTCGAGGCTTTTATCACAATTGGCCTGAAGAATATTTACAAGGCTTGTTCAATCATAGACAGGATCCTAGATGACTTATCAATTTGCTAGAATCAATCTTGCCCAGACTGAATACAAAGAATCAGTCAGGTGGCAATATCTACGTGTGCCAGATATAGCGTTGTTAAACAATATCTATCGGGAATACTGTGTGCATAAACGTTTTGCAAGTGTAATGCCCATGTTTGATTCAAGATATCTTGATCCTGCAACTGATGTTCTTGGCTACTATGACGGTACTGATCTAGTGGCATTCTCGTTGATTCGACGCTATGATCGAGAGAATGCCTTATGCGATCAATTTGCATGGAACTATCACAAGCCAGGACTACGCTTGGGAATCGAAACAATGAAAACAGAGTGTGCTATCTACAAGGAACGTGGATTCAAGTACTTGTACCTTGAGCAAGCACATCTGTACAAATCCGAAATACATGGATTTGAAATACTAGGACCACTGGAGTAACTATGGATTTATATACAATTTGGGCAGACAAAGAAGGCGACATCACTGACCTTGACTGGGTCAACGGAATGAAAAGTTTCTTTGATCATTTGATCTCTGAAGGCAAGATGGAATCGTACAGAATCACAAGATGCAAGATGGGATTTCGTAGTATTGCTGACATGCCAGAGTGGATGATTATCATGGAGTTTCGAGACATGGGGCAAATGGATTCAGCATTCAAACGAGTAGCACCGCTTGAAGGCGAACTCGAAGTCAAACACAAAAGTTTTAATCAATTCGTTTCGGGCAATATACAACATGCCTTGTTTAGAGATTGGCCAGATCAAAATTTGTGAGCGGCATGATATTCTGTTGTACTAGTACCGAAGCAGTGGGGTGTACATTTCTAGACTGGTCAATATATTTTGTAACCGGACAGTCTAAATTTTACAACATCAATCGTGGATGGCAGACTCTGTCCACTAATCCTGTTACAGACATTAATGCCCACGGACACAACAAAAATCACCCCAGCGGCTTTGAAGAAACAAAATATACATTTAATCAACTGCAAAAATTACCATCAGACAATATAACTAGTGTTTATCCACAACCAATACATATTGACTCTTCTGCTAATAGTATTGGCATACCAATCACCAATATTGATCAATTGCACAATCAAACACTTATTAGTCAATACCGATCAGATGATTACAACCGACTATTATCATATGCATCAACTCAATCTAAATTAATTTTTGTCAGCGGTGGCAATGATCTTAATCTCTATCACAAAGTGTACAGATCAACTGGACGCATGCCTCTCAGTCCTAGAAATGCTCAAAACACCGCTGAAATGTATAACGAGTTAGATAGTGTATTTTTTAATCAAAGTATAAAAAGTTGGAACCAGCAAGGGCTTACCAACATATGGGACATAAGAGAACGTCGAGCCTTGCAATCTAATCTAATTGATATCAATCATAACATAGGAAAAATAACTGTTGATTTCTCTTTTGAACACTATTGGATGGATTGTCGTAGTTGGTGGTTTGATGGAGTTGACATTATACAAGATATCATTACCTGGCTAAATCTCATAATTGACCATGATAGATTTCAACAGTGGCTACCAATTTACTATGCATGGCAAAAGATACAGTCTAAACATCTAAGATTTCAGTTCAGTTACCAACACATTATTGACAGTATAGTGAACAATTGGTCATACCCAATTGATTTAACATTTGACGAAGAAGTGTTTATCCAACACTGTTTGATATACCAACACAACTTGAATCTCAAAACATGGCAATTAACAAAGTTCCCCAACAACACCCAACATCTACACAAATTACTTGAGCCTAATATTCATGTTGTCTAAGACTTGCTACGCAAGTCTGTTAATTTCGCTTGCGCTCATTAACTGATTGTTTCTCTAACTGTTTGTATTAAGTATCATCCAGATTAATTGGTCATAATTCACCGTATGCACGGTGAATTGAAAATGCATCATCCGAGTAGCACAGTCATCTATTCTAATGAGATTGTAGTTTCCTACACGGAGGCGGTTGACCGGTACCCCCTACTCAAGCTTCACATATCAACGGAACCCTAGTAATCCGGAATAGACCCAAATCCTACGAGCATGGGGTGTATCTTCTTCACAGAGCCCAAACCATTTG